GTACAGGAGGTCAAGGGACTACAGGAGGTCAAGGGACTACAGGGACTACAGGAGGTCAAGGGACTACAGGAGGTCAAGGGACTACAGGGACTACAGGAACTCAAGGTGAAACAGGGACTCAAGGAACTAACGGAACTCAAGGTGAAACAGGAACTCAAGGTGAAACAGGGACTCAAGGAACTAACGGAACCCAAGGTGAAACAGGGACTCAAGGAACCCAAGGTGAAACAGGCGCTCAAGGTGAAACAGGCGCTCAAGGTGAAACAGGCAGTAAAGGCAGTCAGGGTGAAACTGGAGCTCAGGGAACTATTGGTTCTCAAGGAACTAAAGGAACTCAAGGAACTACTGGTTCAGGGACACAGGGGGTGACGGGAAAAAACGGCAACGAAGTAATATTAGTACATTCATCTCATTGTCCGAGTAATACTATTAAATATTACTCAACTGGTTGGTCAGAATTTAACTCTGGTTTAAGATGTTCATTTACTACAAATAGTAATACTTCAAAGTTAAAAGTTGTAGTTAAAACACCTTTATTAAGACCAAAAAATAGTTCAAGTAGTTGGGTAGTTAATGGTATTTATAATATAACCACATCGAGTTATTTATCAGTTCATTATACAGCTAATACAAATGTGTACTATAGACAAAATCATACTGATATATTTTATATTGATGCATCGGGAAACACGTATTATAATTTAACATTACATGTAAAATCAACACAAAATTATAGTTATGCGTATGTAGGCGCTGGTTCTTCATCAAGCTCTACATTAAGATATCCTTGTGCAAAAATGATAGTATATGAATTAGAAACAAGTAGTGGAGGTGGTGGTAGTTAAATAAAAATATATATATATATTAATATTTATAATGGGTGATTTAATTGAAGGTTCTGTTCCTCCGATCGAGGTATCATTAGATTTAATTAGAATGAAAAGGAATGAATTATTAAGTAATTGTGATTTTGTTTTAATGTCAGATTATCCAATTACAGATGATAAGCGATCAGAATGGAGAAATTATAGACAGACTCTAAGGGATATTACCAATACAATAGATACAAGTTCATTAGTAATAGTAGTAGATGATACGTGTGAATTAGATATTGGAGGATTCACTTGGCCTACTCCACCATCATAATTTAATATTTTCGTAATAAATAAAATTATAATTTCTTACTTTTACTAAATGTATGAAAACTTAGTAAAAACTATAATAAATGATTATAATGGATTGATAAAACCTCTGATAATACCGTGTGAGTTAACAGGTGGGACAGGAATATGTAATCCTTCAATATTAGTTGAAGATGATAAAATACATTTAATTTTAAGGCATGTTGAATATACTCTCTATATTTGTGAAAATGAGCAAAAGTATCAGAGTGCGAATCAGGGTCCTTTATCTTATTATCATCGCGAAGATAAGAATGAACTAAAGACCAATAATTATTATTGTGAATTAGATAAAGATAGTTTAGAAATTAAAAGATGTCATAAAATAGATACATCTGAATTAGATGAAGAACCAATTTGGACATTTATTGGATTGGAAGATGCTCGTTTAGTGAAATGGTATAACAAATATTATCTTTGTGGAGTTAGGAGAGATACGACTACAAATGGTCAGGGGAGAATGGAATTATCTGAAATAGAAATTGGAGTAGATTCTATTAAAGAAATTAATAGGTCTAGGATAGAAGTTGAAAATAAAGATTCATATTGTGAGAAGAATTGGATGCCCATTTTAAGTGAACCATTTCATTTCGTAAAATGGACAGATCCAACAGAAGTAGTCAATGTAGATTTAGAGACTAATTTTGCTCAAAGAATATCTCATAAAGAAAAGAAATATAATACTAGATATGATATTAGAGGTGGCAGTCCATTGATAGATTGGTTTGACAATACTTACTTATGTATAACTCATGAAGTAGATTTCACATTAAAAAATCAGAATGGTCATAAAAATGCTTCTTATTATCATAGATTTGTAGTTTTCAATAAAGATTATGAAATAATTATAATGACAGAACCTTTTAATTTTATGACAGGGAAAATAGAGTTTTGTATAGGATTAGAAAGATATAAAAATGATATTCTGATAGCATTCGGTTTCCAAGATAATGGTTCATATTTAGTAAAAGTTAATGCAAATAGTATTAAAGAGTTTATAGGAGATGTGTTAAAACATGAAGAATAAATTATCTCTAAAAATAATGAAGATAAATGGTTATTATATAAACTTAGAACACAGAAAGGATAGAAATAAACATTTTATAGATAACATAAAGAAGTATGATTTTTTTAGTGAGATAAAAAGGTATGAAGCCGTATATAATAAAGATTGTGGTGCTATTGGTTGTGTTAAATCTCATATAAATGTCCTTGAATTATGTTTACAACAGAATGATAATTATTATTTAATAATGGAAGATGATTTTAGTATATTTCATGAAAAGAATTTAAGAAAGTTTATTGATAGTTTTACTAATATAAAAAATAAAAATTGGGATGTAATTACATTAACGCCTTGTGGAGATACAATTAATTGTGATACTATAAAAGATTATTGTAGAATTAAAAATAATTTAGCTACATCTGGATATATAATAAAAAAAGATAAAATAAATATATTGTTAGATAGTTTCAAAGAATCACTAAAATTATTAATAGAAACTGGGGATGTTAAAAGATATATATTAGATAGACATTGGTTTAAAATACAAGATAAAATAAAGTTTTATTATTTTAAGGAACTATTTGGAACTCAATTAAATGGATTTTCTGATATAAAAAATGATTATACTTCTAATAGAGATAAATTATTTATTAATAATGATTATAAAAAACTTTTAATAAATGAATATTTAATAAATCTAATAAATGAACCTTACGATGATATTAATAATTTCAAATTAGCATATGAATATGAAGAACTTGGTCAAACGGGGGCTGCCTTGTCATATTATTTAAGATGTGCAGAGTATACTAGTAATGATGATTTATCTTATGAGTGTCTTTTAAGACTGTCAAAATGTCTATCTAAACAAGGAAATCGTGAGTTTAAAGAGTTAACGTGTTTAGAACATGCTATATCTATAAGACCAGATCGTCCTGAAGCATATTATATTATGAGTTTGTATCATAGTTTTCGGGGTAATTGGTTAAAATCATATATGTATGCTTGTATTGGATTAAAATGTATAGATTTACTGGATAATAATGAAAATAAACTTATGAAGGATATTGGATATTTTGATAAATATCAGCTATTATTCCAAAAAGCATATTCAGGATATAATAAAGGAAAGTTGAAAGAATCACAAATGATATATTATGATCTACTTGAAAATTATAAATTGGGTGATAATCTAAGAAATATTATTATGAAAAATTTAAATTATTCAAAAGGATTTCAAAAAATCCCAAAAATTATACACCAGACTTGGGAATATAAATATGATGAATTAAATGAAGATATGAAAATATATGTTGATAGTTGGAAAACTCATAATAGTAATTATGAACATATTCTTTATGACAAAAATGATCGTATAAGTTTCATAAGAGAGAATTTTGATGATAATGTATTAAACACATACAATAAATTAAAACCGGGAGCTTTTAAATGTGATCTTTGGAGATATTGTATATTATATATTTATGGAGGATACTATGTGGATTTAGATACATTATGTTTAGATAGTCTCGATAAACTACCTAGTTCAAACTTTTTATGTTCGATTGATATATCTTGGGACGAAAATGGATCATATCAATTAGCAAATGGATTTATAGGAAGTAATAAAGGTAATCCTATATTGAAATTGTGTATTGATTATATAGTTGATATAGTTATGAATGATAGTATAAAAATTATTCTTCCTATTGACATTTCTGGTCCAGGATGTTTAGGAATATGTATGAATAGATATCTTAGAAATACTGAAAAATCTATCTTTACACAATATGGTTTTACTGATAATAATAATATTTTTCTCCTTAATTTTGATAAAGATACAGAGTATATGGGAATATCTAATGAAAATATATGGATACTTCAAAACAAGAATGGTAATATGAGTTTAAAAGATGCGTATGGTAATGAGTGTAAGAAAATAAAAGATTATTTTGATTGGGGGAAAATTGGTCACGGATTGGTTGTTAAGAAAAAATTATTGAATGATTTATCAGTTATAAATAAAAATTTACCTGAATTAATAGTTATTGATAATTTTTACAAAGATCCAGATAGTATAAGAAAAAGAGCGTTAGATCTAGAGTTTTTATCAGAAGAGAATCACGGGGCAGTAGGATTTAGGTGTGAACGAGGTAGATTATTAAGCGATGAAGCTAAAGATTATTTTGAGAAAATATTGGGGAAAAAGATAAAATTGGGGAATAATATTGGTGAATGGTCTTATTCAACTAATGGGTGTTTTCAGTGGTGTAATAAAGATACGAGAATAGTATATCATAGTGATTCTCAAGAATATGCTGGTATTGTATTTTTAACTCCTGATGCTCCTGTAAATTGCGGAACTAGTATTTTTAGACATAAAAAATACAAAATAAAAGATAATTCTATTTGGTCTAAATCGGATTGGTCTGATGGTAATATAATGAATGATCCTCATTTAGATAAGAACTTATGGGAAGAAGTTGATAGAATTGGTAATATTTACAATAGATTGATATTATTTAAATCTCATAATGTTCACGCTGTAAGTGAGTATTTTGGAGAAACTATAAATGATTCAAGATTATTTCAATTATTCTTTTTTGATATTGAATAATTTAATGTTTGAATCTCACCCCATATTTTTCAGTTATTTCATGATCTATCTTTCTTGTTTTACCTCCTAAAATATATGAATACATGCGAGCTAATCCCCAACTTTGTGCGGTTTGATTTGGTCTTGAACCCGATGAATAATAAGCTCCCATACCTTTCTTTTTTATCTGTAAAAGTGCTTTTCTAGGTATACCTACCGCTTTACTAATGTCTTTAATTGTTTTTACTCCGGGATACAAAGTGTGAAACTTTTGTGTCCAACTACTCTTTTTAGACTTGAATGATTTTAGCTTCGGTCTTGGAACATATTTATTTGTCTTCTTTTTACTTTTGTTACTCTTATAACTCTTTCGAGCTTTCAAGATATTCTTCTTTTGTGTTATTCTATCTTTTCTAGATAAACCTGAAAGATATCTTTTAGGAATCATATTTTTTAATATATATTAATAGTAGATTAAAACTTATGAATACTTTAAATAATCGTGGATTAAATAATATACTTCTTTATTCGGGGAAATATGATACTAAATCTACTCAACCTTTTGTAGTGAACAATGATTTTTACTATCTTACAAGAATAGATATTCCTAATTTACTCATATTTTTATACAGAGGAGGAACCCATATCGTGAATATGAATATAGTTGATAGTTTTCATTCTCAAGATGAGAATAATGAATTGTTAAAAAAAAGATTCAGTAGAGTTGAGTTTGTTAATATGAAAGAACTCACGAATATTATTGGACAAAGAAGAGTTAGGAGTTTAAGTAATATCTCTATACTTAATTTATCATTAAATATTGAAACTCAAAGTTTAGAGAAAAAGCTGCATAAGATGAGATTGATTAAAAGACCCTATGAAAAGAAAAAGATAAGAAGAGCGTGTCAAATAACTAGTGAGGCTCTTATTAAAACTATGAAGATGATAAGGCCTGCTATGCAAATACAAAGTGTTGTAGATTTTTTCATGAGTGAATTATTAAAGGAAGGTTCAAGAGAGTATTCTTTTTTACCTATAGTTTCACAAAATAGAAATAATTCAATCCTACATTATGATAGAAGAAAGAACTATATAAAACGTGATTCTTTTGTACTAATGGATGTGGGAGGTCAATATGATCATTACTGTTCTGATATAACGAGAACATTTCCTATATCAGGGAGATTTACAGGTCCTCAAGAAGAAGTTTATACAGCAGTCTTAAGAACTCTTAAATATGCTACGGGATTAGTGAAACCAGGTTTAAGATGGATTACATTAATAAATAAGGTAAATCAGTTTATGTATAATGAACTCAAAAATCTAAATCTTTTTAGTGAGAGACAAAGTATCAAGATAATGAACTTATTAATGCCTCATTCTATAGGTCACAGTGTTGGATTAGACAATCACGATGTTGGTGATTTAATAATCTTAAAAGAAAATATGGTGATAGCATTAGAACCGGGTATTTATTTTAAAAATGAAATGATGAATAATAATGGTTTCAATAAAGAAACTTTAAGAAGATATATGAGTATGGGTGGTATAAGAATTGAAGATACAATCTTAGTAACTAAAAAAGGTTCAAGAGTTCTTTCAAATGTTCCTAAAGAGATTAAAGAATTAACTAGAATGTTATCTAATGAATAATTATATATATATGAACTATGGAATGCCAATAGAGGAAACAGATGAATCACATCTTTATGGAGGTCACGAATATCCTCGAGAATATTATGATAATGATATTAACTATACACAATATAATGAAATAGAAGATAATATATATACAAATGTTTTTCTTTGGACTCTGTCAATGTTCACTTTCACATACTGTAGTATTTCATTGATAAACGCTTGTAAAGGATTAACAAATAATAGGAGAGATACTGATCTTGATCACAGATTATTAGAGACACCTATTCAGTGTACAGATATTCAGTGTACAGATATTCAGTGTACAGATATTCAATACACTGATTATGAAAATATAGATACTTGTTCCGTATGTCTTTATGGATATAAAGAGGGAGAATCGTTAGTTAAATTAAACTGTTCTCATATATATCATAAAGAATGTATATTTGACTGGTTTAAAAAGAGTAGAAATTGTCCTCTATGTAGATTGTCTGTTTAGAGATTCTTTCTTCTAGTATTTCTTCTAGTATTACGTTTATTTTTCTTTTTAGATTTATTATTCTTTTTCTTAGTATTAGACTTATTTAATGGAGCATTTACCATTAGATTATAATTTTTAGGAGATAATTTATTCATAATTCTAAGAGTTCTTAACAATTCTAAATAGTAATTTGTATTGATATTATAATTCATATGCATGTTAATATTATTCTTATCATATAGCGATGTTTTCACAACTTTTGAGTGTAATTTACAAACATATGATCTATTATCTCCTAAACTGTATGAGATATTTAAGAAACCTTTATTGTCTTCATACATCGTAGTGGGGAAGAATATTAATTCTTGTTTGGATTCTCTACTTGGTAATTGAAAAAAGGGACTCAACTTAGTTATCTCTTTCTTTTTCATATCTAAGGTGAAAAAGAAACCTAAATAAAGTTTCACATATTTCTTGAAATATTCTTTATCTTCTTTATCATACAGAGAGTCTTTTAATGCTGGAATAAGATACTTATTTATTTCTGTATCTCCTCTATAATCTAAGACAGCATGACCTAATCCCAAGAACATTTTCCCAAACGGGATTAAATTGCTACTATTTCTCATATGAAAATGTAAATCTCCAAAACTATGTTCAATACGACTGATTATTTTATCATTTTTGTTAATAATCATTTTACAACCGAACTCTTTATCAACTTCCATAATTTTTAAAGGATTGATATCATATATCATGTGAAGTTTATTCTTGTATGTGAATGGTCCCCAATTCTTTTCAAAATTACTGGAAAGTGTTTCACATAAGGTAAACTTAGGTGTCTTGTAGTTTAGCTTATTAGAATCTATCTTAGCCACATACATAAGTCTTCTTCTAGGATCTTTATCTAAATCATCTATTTCATTAATAAGGATGTATATCTCATCTTTATAGTAAAAAAGTCTAGGATCTTCAGGTCCCTCAGATATAGCATCTTTGTGTTCAATAATTCTGTTTTTGTATTCTTTAAACTCTAGTAATTTACCCTTTAATAATTCTGTATCTATATCAACGATCTTTTGTTTAATCTTTTTGTAGTTACTATTAAAAATTGAGAGTATGATAAAATTTAGTCCATCCCATGAACGCACATTACCATACCATCCTCTACTTGCTACTAAGAAGTTATTAGTATTTCTTATAGGCATGACAGAACTATTAAAGATAGTAATTTTTTTACTATTCAACATTGAATTACCTCTTTTTATCTCATCAGTTAAACTGATACAACTAAGTTCAAGTTCATTATTTTTGAAACTACTCATTATAAATTAGCGTTTATTTTATTTCAGAGTTCATTTTATTTTATTCTTGAAATATAAAATATAATGTATTTTATAAATGAAGACAGGGATTAGGATTGATGGAAAATATGTTGTGAAAAGAGGAAATCAGTTTTATCTTACAGATGTATCTGATAAAGATGTATTGGATGAGAAGAAAGATAGAGATTTGAAAAAGTACAAGAAAAAAGTCACTATGAAAGTTAAGAGACTTATGAAAATGAACAAGATTAAAGATGGAGAGAATGTTAATTTCTCTACAAAACGTTCAAAAAAGAAAATTATGAAGGTTGGTGGGTGGTGAGGAAAAACGACTCAGACTTTCAAGGGTGGTGCTAAACGTCGTAGAAAGACTAATAGAAAGCGCTGCTCATGAAAGAAAAAGAAACCGCTAAGAACTGTCAAGAAGATGACTGGTGGTTGACCCCGTTCAGACTCAAAAGGAGTAACTACCGAAGGTAATGTCCAATAAATTATTCATAAAGATCCGTGACGATAGTTTATTACAAGTTTGATAAACTAACTGAGATATAGTATGGATAATTTACTTAAAAAAAGGAATCTATATAATAATATTGAATATAGTGAAATAATGGAGCTACGCATTCTTTGTGATAATGATGATGTAAAGCAAATGTATGAGAATCATAATCATTTTCATGATGGTGATTCAGGGTTAGATCTATATTTTCATGAAAATGTAGAACTACCACCTAAATCTTTTGGAACTCTTGTATCATTTGGTATTAAGTGTGAAGGATTAAAGCATGGAAATAATATTACATATTATTTGTATCCAAGATCTTCTATCTCTAAGACACCTATGAGAATGAGTAATAGTGTGGGTATAATTGATGCGGGATACAGGGGTAATATCATGGCTGCTCTAGATAATCATAGTGATAAACCATATTTTATTGAAAAGGGAACGCGTTTGTTTCAGATCTGTTGTCCAATTCTTTCTCAGATAAATATGAAGATTGTAGATGAACTAAGTGATACATCTAGAGGCACAGGAGGATTTGGGAGCACCGGTAAGTGATCTTAATAAAAAATTTGATTACGCATTAAAAGAAGTCCTTTTAAACAATTATAGTAAGAGAACATAAAGAGAGGTAAAATCTCTCTCTTAAACTTGAGAGAAGCTACGGGTGAAACTATGAACTCACCTTGCAGTCCAGCTGTGCCTTCCTCGGTATCTATTTCTGACCTGACTACGAAACTCCTTGAGAGAGAACCGTCCAGGTATTGGGGGATCTTAAATGTCCTTTCAACGGATCAATCTTTGGAGGAAAAAGCGGCACTCAAGAAGAAGTTGAACGAGACTTCCTACGAGGTGTGGGAATCTAATCATGTATTCGCTTTGTGTCGACTCGTTGGTCCGATAAATCAGAGTGTAAAAGATGGGGAGTATGATATTGACACTTGGTATGGGTCGCGTAATCTAGGGGGGATTGATCAAGATCTTTCCGTCTCTCTCTTTAAGATGATGGTGGATTGTGGGGCTGACATTCTAGCTAAGGATTACTATGAAAATGATATAGTAGAGTTTCTTTCCCACCCAGAAAACAGTGTGTTCCACCGAAAAAACAACGAGGAGTTTGTAATGGTTGTAAAGAGTATGGTGGTTGAAGAGGGTGTCCCCCCATAAATGTACAAAGATAGGATTATTTCATAGGTAAGTTTATTAGGATAGTTTAATTTTTTATGTTCTTTTTATATTAAATTTGATATGAATAATATATGATTTACTATATGATAAAGATTGAGAGTAATTCTTCAATAAAAGATAAGATGGATACTCAAAAGAAAGTTAAAAAGCAAAGATGCCCTTTAAGTGGGTGTAATAAGAAACTAGATATGACGTGTATAAACTGTTGTGAATGCAATTTGAGGTTCTGTTTCCAACACATGAACAGACACAGTCACAATTGTTGTGAGATTGTTAAGACTAAAGAAAGAAAAAAAGAGGAGTTAAAAGCTTCTAATCCTAAGGTTCAAGAATCTACACTAGAGAAGATATGATTGTTTATTAGAATGGGTCATAATAGTTAAGTTTTCTTCATTTCATCTTTATCTTAATCATTGCGTTATTGAATCGTTTTTCACTTAATCCACACTTATCCACTAAGAAAGTTTTTAGTTCTTCAGGATTAATAAGACTAGCACTCTTTTTTATGTCATTCTCAATAATCTTCTTATCATAAATCTTAAATAACTCTCTTGATGTTTTAACTTTATCAAGATAATCTGATTCAACCTTTTTATAACTCTCTACAAAGTTCTCAATGGTTTTATGTTCTTTAATCTTCTGATAAGATTTATTGGGACCGATTCCTTTAATATTCTCACAATAATCACAACCAGACATGATACAAATATCAAGGAACTCTTCAAATGTAATATTCATACCCTCAAGGATCTTCTGCATATTGATTGTTGAAAGAACATCTTTTCTCTTAATACTTTTATCAATGTTTGAACGAACTAATAGAGGAGTTCCAAAAGCTAAAGAGTCCATGTCCTCCGTAACTACCCCATCAACATATCCCATCTTACAGAGTTCACTGGCATAACCCTCTGCCTCTCCGTCTGCTTGAATGTATGAGATGCCCATTAGAGAAAGAAGTTTCTTTACATCATCTACATCTTCTTTAGTCATTCGGAATGATTGTGTTTTATATTTCTCTTTCTTTTCTTTATCTTCTGATTCATTCATTAGTTTCTTTAGAGCATCAGATTTATCTCTCCGTGATTTCAGAACACTATTCTTAGCATCAGGAGGTTTCCCATCAAATATATAAATTGGTTCAATTCCTACTGCTAAGTAGTTGATCGACTTTTGAAAGATTCCTATAATGTGTCCATAACTCTTACCTTCTTTACTAGATTTTACCGAAAAAGCCATCTTGTAAATGAAAAGACTAGCATCAATTGCTAATCTTTTTTCAGAAAGCGTATGTAGATTTATACTTTCAATTGATTCAGGTGCGTATTTTTGAATAAGACCAGTTAGTCCTTTTATACCCATGGTATATTATCTTTGTAATAGTTGTTAATATAATTCTTTGTTTAAATCAAATTTGTTTGAATGCGATAATTTAAATAGTTCATAAACTATAATTTAAATAGTTCTATGGATATCATAACTAATAAGTTACTTGAAACTTTAAAAAAAGAAATTAATAATGAGGAGAATTCACAGACTTTAAAAAGAGATATTATAAAACCACTTATTGAGAATATCTTATCAGAGATTTACCCATATATTTTAGTTGTAGGGAGTATTTTCTTAATCTTGTTTATATGTATCATTTCTATATTCATATTGAATATAAAGATTTATTATCATAGTTAATATATAGTATATACAATGTCTGAACTTGAAAAAAGTTTAACTTCATGGGTAAGTGTTGATAAACGTATTTCTCTTTTGAACAATGATATTAAGATTCTAAAAGATAAACGTGAACAACTAGGAGAGATATTAACTGTATCTTTAAAAGAAAATGATCTAGAAAATAAGAAGTTTGATTTTCCTCATCTAGAAAGAAGAATTGTATTCTCTGATAAAACTTCACAAGAAGGTATAACATATAAATATCTACAAGAATGTTTTGATGAATACTTTAATGATCCTCAAAAGTCTCAAGAACTCTTGAATATTATTAAGAAAAATAGAAAGAAAACTACTAAAAGTGTTCTAAGAGGAGAAAACCTTTAGATTTTAATCTACCCTATTTTATGAAAGACTATATTTTAAGAAAAAAGAATGGTAAAGGATTTCTTTACTTTAAAGACAATAAATCTTTAAGTCCTAGTTCATCTATTGTAAAAGAATATTTAGAAGGACTATATGTTGCTCCTGCTTACAGAGATGTTAAAATATTCCCTCCTAATAAAAAGGTGAGAGCAATAGGTACAGATGAAAGAGATCGAAAACAATACATTTATCATAAAGATTATAGGAAAAAATCTAATAAGAAAAAATACGTTCAACTGTATACATTCGGTAAGAAATATAAAGAAATTATGGGTAAGATAGATAGTGATTTATCTTCTTTTAGAGATGATAAAAATAAACAAATTGCTATGATTTTAAAAATGATAGATGAATGTAATTTTCGTGTAGGGAATGATAAATATCTAAAAGAAAATAAATCACACGGCGTGTGTACTCTTAATACTGAACATGTTACTCTAAAAAAGAACAGAGTTAATATAACTTTCAGAGGGAAAAAAGGAGTTACAAATGCGTGTGAAATAAAAGATAATCTTTTAAAAAAACATATTAAGCAAAAAGTTAAAACACAAAAGAAAAAAGATAGACTTTTTACATATCGCTCAAATAATCGTTATGCAAGTATTCGAGCGAGTGATGTGAATAATTATCTCAAACAGTTCGGAGATATTAGTGCGAAAAACTTCAGGACTTGGAGAGCTAATGTAGATCTTTTAAAATTATTAGTCCTTAATGAAGAGAATAAGAATAATACATATTTAAAAGAGTGTATAAAGAGTGTTGCGCATAATCTTCATCATACACCTGAAATATGTAAAAAGAATTATCTTAATGAAGATATCTTGAAAATGTATACAAAAGACAAAATAAAGTTCTTTTCACATTTCAATACAAGGACAGAAGAGAAACTTCAAAAACAATTATTAGAGTTCTTGAAAAAGACCTATCTTTAGTAAAAATCTAATATATATATATATACATACATGGCTAAGCGGACCAGTAGTGCGTATCATACGTAATAGTATTATTACTTATCCACACAGGGTTGGCAATTTTAATCTCTAACAACAACACGTTTCATCTTACCATTCTTCCCCTGTGTTTCTTGCCATGTTCCAATCTTATCACCCATCTCATCATCTTCCAAGATCTCATAAACATTTGGAGGATCACTTGTATCAATATAATATTCTTTTTTCCTATATTTAATAATACTGAGTTCTTCTTCTTCTGAATCACTCGGTTCTTTATCTAAGAGTGATTCTGTTTCATCACCTTCATCATTAGTTTTATCATCTTTTTCATCATTATCTGAAGATGATGGTGTTATAACTGGATCACCAGTTAAAAGTAACTCTTCTTCAGATTTAGATCGTGTAAGTTTAGGTTCTTCTTTTACAGGTTCTTTCTCTACTTCCTCTTTAACTACCATCTCAACATTAGTTTTCTTATCTTTTTTAGATAGGAGCTTATTCAATCTATCAATTTCATTACTCTTCGCCATAATCTCATTTGACTGTGCTTTTAACATATCGTGACGCTCACTATTACTCTTTTCCTTCTTTATTTCAACCATTTCACCCCTCAGCTTAGCAAGTTCAGTTTGTAATTCAGCTATATCACATTCTTTAGATTCTATTATATCATTAAGTTCAGAAATCTGTTTTTCATGATCTTCTACTAATTCTACTAAAGAACTATTCACATTACTTTGTTCTTCTAAGTCTTTTCCATTCTTGATCTTCTCTTCTGTATAGCGTGTAACACTATCCTGATAAGCTTTCAGTAATTTAGTAGTTAGAGAGTTGAGTTCATTTTTTATCTGAACAATATCTTTATCAACCATTTCCATTTTCTATCTATTTATTTATAATACTTCAGAATACCTTAAATAATTTTAACGTATTATATTATATAGAATGTTCGTTAAGAAACACTGTACTTTGAATAAGAAAAGATTACCTTATAGTTGTTTAACAAAGAAATCTTTGATAAAGGTGGCGAAGAAACTCAGTAAAGTAACAAAAAAGAAGATACCTATTCATCGTAATAATCTTAAAAAAACATATAATCTTATGGCCAAAATTATCAAAGATGAATATAAATGTAATACAGAAATATGCTGGGTAAAAATTAAGAAACTATTTGATGGATTGTCGGGAAGAGATAAAAAGATATTCAGAAAACATTTTAAACCTAAATTACCTAAAGAGGTCCAGGAAGATTACAAAGCGTGGTTAAGTAATTTTGATATAGATGAAGTAATGGAAGGTTTAAAACTTGAACATAAAGACTTTTATTATTATTCAGCAACTCCTATAGATTTTCATAAATGCTCTGTGAGTGATCTTTGTTCGATTGATATTAGAAAACATCATAAGAAAAATAAAAAGAAAATTGGTATCGTTTTTAATACAGATAAAAGTAATGGACCCGGACAACACTGGATCGCGATGTATATCGATATGTTAGGTGTAAACTTAGATAATGAAGGAATCTATTATTTTGATTCATATAGCGCATCGGTTCCTCAGCAAATTAAAGATCTTATAGAAAAGTTAAAAACTCAGGGGAAAGATTTAGATTTAGATTTTATTGTAACAAATAACAATCATTCAGTTCAAAGAAATAATTATGCGTGTGGCTACTATTGTATGCATTTTATTGAGAATATGTTAAGAGGTACAAACTTTCAAGAGTATTCAAAGAAAATATCTGACAGTCTTATGGAAAATTATAGAGGTAAGTGTTTTATACATCCTAATGAAATAAAATAAAATAGTATTATATATATAATGAACTTACTAGAATATTATATTGGTGATGATCCATATACATCATTATTACAATTGATAATAATTATATTGTCGGCGCTTATATTAAGATATGTTTACAGTGATAATAAAAAAATAGATGAATTGAAAGATCATATAAAAACATTAGATAAAGAATGTCCCGAATGTCCTGATTGTAAATGTGAGAGTGATTTAAGTAAATGCCCCGATTGTGTTTGCCCCGATAGAACAGCGGATATAACCGAAAATAATGGTCCTAATTTTCCCATGAATAGTGGTTTAACATGTCCGGAAGTCACATGTCCATCGGTAAAAGATATTGTTGATGGATTATTTCCCGGCAGGAATATGGGTATAACCGCCTCTGGTAAATATCATGATATAAACTCATATGAAGATGGAACCCTTTTATCTGCTTACAGTAATTTTAGTAATCTAGTTGATTCGGGTGAAGATATGAGAATGAAAGGTTCTCCTGATTTACCCGATGATACTGAAAATGATACCACATCAAAGATGAATATGGGTAATATAAATACAGGATCTTCATCTAATTCTCCAAATATAGCTTCTCAGACTGAAGATGTAATATCATCATCCCCTGGTGTCATGGGTGACAGCGATAGTCAAGTAAGCGCAACAGGAGGGGAGTCAATGGGAGAAGTTTCGGGGTCACCGGTATCATCCTAATATTATTTTTAACATTATTATCTAATTTAATATATTATGATAGATATTCTTAAAAAACTAAAAAGTTTTCCAAGTATTATGCTTTACGTTAATATTATTCTGATTATGTATATATATAGTCAGAAAAATATAAAGAGAACTATTTCAAGTATAAACAATGAGATATATAATAGTAAAAATAATTTGATATACATATCTATTGTAGCACTAGTAGGATTAACAGTATTATTTGGACTTTTAGGTTTTCTTTATAATTACAGAGAGGTTATAGTAGGAGGGGGTATAGGTGTATTTGTATTATGGTTAATATATGCTATTATATATTTTTATCATTTACATCTATCTATCGGCTATATTCAACAAAGAGGTAACGAAGTTACACAAGAATACAAAAATACCCAAATAAACAATTACTTACTGAAGAATATAAGTATAATTGTTTTATGTGTGTTTATGTTTTACATAGGAATGACAACACATTCTATAAGAGGTAAAAGGGGATTAACAGGATTTATTGGATTATATATGATATACATTTTTATGAAGATTTGGGATTTCACCATTGAACAAGATATATTTAGTGATGCGAATAGAGATAAATTAAAAGGATTCTGGAATAGATATACCTATATTTATTCTTTGTTGATACTAATATCTGTATTTAATTTAATATTCAATATTAAAATATATGAAATAGGTTCTCTTTTTTACTTGATTGCTATTTCGGTATATAATATGTGGATTGTAACAAGAAATAATACATTGGTTTCAAGTTTTAGTGAAATACTTTTTCCAACTGTATTATTTATCTTTTATGCTATTTTGAACTTCAAAGAATTTCAAGAAAATAATATAAATACTAAATTTGTTTATGGGTTGGGTTTCTTGATAACAGTATTCCTGATATATATAATAACAAATACAGAAGATATAAAAATAAAATCTTTTATAACCATCTTTTTGGTAGTTATTTACAATATTTTAGCCATAATATATGGTGGTAAAGACTGTGATATTTCTGGTTTTAAACTTCTTAAAAGAGCACTAAAATGGACGATTTTGATTGTTATAATAATATTTGTATTGTGGAAAGATTTCTTTCAAACTTCTATTAATGATAATTTACAAGAAATACAAGATTCAAGTGGAGGAGAAAGTAATTTAACGGATACAGAAGAACTAGAAAGAAAATTAAGAATAGACAAACAAAATAATCGTTCTGAAATAAATGAAGAAGATAGAAATGATGAGCGTGTTCAATTACAATCAAAAGTAAATCGTTTATATGAATCTAGAGCTAGAAGAGATTTGTAAAGTTTTACAATATTTAAAACTTAATTTATAATTATTATAAAATGAGCTCACTTTACGATAAATATTATTCAAAAATAAATAAAGATTATATTTATGATTTAGCATGTAATATAATAAAAGACGAATATAATACAGATATTTCACAAGACAAATATTTTAGAGATATGTACGAAAAGAATATAGTGGATGCTTTCAATGACACTGATACAGATAATATTGTAGTATTAAATCGTAAATTATTGTATTTACAACTGAATACTTACAAATCATATAATGATAAAAATATTAATAAAAATGATACATCCATGATATTAAATGGATCTGATAGAATTATAGATGATAATGATTCCATTTATGATTTTAAAATAAAGACACGTGAGGGAGAGTATACCTTAGATTTTCTTTTACTATCAAAAGAAGAAAATATTATGTTTAGTAATCCACTACTTATTCTGAATATTAACAAATCAGATATATATTTTAAGTTATTATCTTCATATGATCTCAATAATAGAACCTTTTTAGAATATATTCCTATAAATAATAAAAAAATACGTTTAACAAGAATAACCGAAATACAGATAAAAAACTCTTTGAATTATTCATTTAAAAAGAAAGGTTATACAAATATAACAGCCCATATAACAGATGAAAATGAAGAGTTTATTAAAGTTTCCGAAAACGATTATAAAATTGGAGATACTATAAAAATTAATAATCAACTTTCAATTATTAAAAATATCCGTAATAATAAAGAGATATTCTTAGATAACATAAAAGATTATGAGATAAAGATAGATGAAAAGATAATAAATATCAGTGAAAGTCCCATATTGATACTAAAAAATTAATTGTCAAACTCATATAATTCATCTTCATATACAATAAATTGTTTAGCAGTCCATTCCTCTTTTTCATCATATTTTATCATCGTTCTTATTTTTTTTTCAACATTTTCAGAATAGAAAAAAGTATCATTCATATTATACTTAATTTTATGAGCTATTTTATCACAAGATAGTATATCATCTAAACTAGGGAAGTTTTTGTCCAATATATGATCACCATATTTAGAGATATCATAAATATCTTGATATACCGAGAAATATTTTCCTAGTTCATCTGTTAGTTCATGTTTACCTTCAAAGAATACATGTGCTTCCATTTTATCAGAATCTAATTCACACATAAGTCTAGAGTTTTCTTTCAAGTATCTTATATCAATATCATCTGTAATATTTCTATAGTAATAATATTTATCATTATCACCTAATAATATATGATTATCAGGTTTTATGAACTCATGAAATGTAGCTTTGATTTGTTGTCTATCAATATAAATAAGTTCACTAGATGTAATTCCTGGGAAATATGAGATTTCATTCTCTAAAGAATTACTAAATCTTATACATTTTTCATTCAAAGATCTATCATCTCGAGTATGGGGAATACAGTCTAAAGCGGAAGTTTTTATAATCTCAGTTATTTTTTCAGATATTTTGAACTTATTTTCCATTAGTTCAAATATACTAATATCAATAGCATTTCCTATTGTAAGAATAGCATCTATTGTATCTTTAGTATCCTTATTCTTAGATTTACTTAATTCTTCAACAAACTTGTCAATATTCATCTCTCCAATATTATCCCATTCTTTGATAGAATCATATATTTCTATTGCGTTTTTACCTTTTGGTAAAACAGAGAGATATATATATTCTTCTACTGTTCTTTCTTTAGGTTCTAGATCATCATGAGAGTGTAAACGTATAGCTCGTCCAAAAACCTGATTGATACGAACATTGTTCCAATAAGGTTCTAAAATATGAACTTGTCTTACACATGTTAATGATATTCCCTCAGCACCCGATTCAGAAATTAATATTAATTGAATATATTCCCCATATTTGTTATCTATATGATTGAATGCTTCTTTATTCTTTTTTCTTTCAGTATCTTTTTCTTGTCCGCTAATAAAGGTATATCTTAACCTTTTATCATAAACACTATTATTTGGATCATATTTAGTATATCCATTAATTTTTAGTACTTCTTCAAATGCTTCTAAACCAGCATCGCCTCTGAACTGACTGTATACTAATGCTTTTCCTTTAGGAGTATCACCAGATTTATATTTATCAATATTCTCTAAGATTTTATACATTTTAGGAGATAAGTATTTCAAATTGTTTTCAAACTGTAAAGATTTAGTTCTTTCTAATTCAGAATAAACTTCTCTCTTCTCTTCACTTTTTATATCACCATTCTTCTGATATCTGAAATCATCATTCGCATATACTATATTTGAATCCTGTCTGGTACGTATATTATAATCTTTAATCTGGTCATCACTCTCTCCAAATATCCTTTTCTTTCTATTGTATTCTTCTTTCTTTTTTTCATCTGACCAAGATCTTATATATTTCTCCAATTGAATCTTAGTCATGGGACATAATACTATGTTCATACTCTTACCGATTGTATAATCTTCAAATATTTCAACTCTTTCTTCTGGTGCTTTTATAGTGGGCATTGTAACAACTTTAGCACGATCAATAGGATAATAAGAAGTTAATCCCATCAACATTCTCCTTAAGAGTGTTTTTTTAGAATCCGGAATTTCTAGTGATTCATCAAAGAAATACTCCATAAACTTTTCATTATTTGTAAGATCTAATATGTCATTATTCACAAATAAATCAAATAATTTTTGCTTACGATTAAATACCAGATTTAATGATTTATTAAAAACTACTTCTTTATCTTTCTCTATATCTAAGGCTTGTTTCATTGTAGGAACTATTACATCCTCTTTGAATAATTTCTTTAAAATATAAAATATTTCTTTGATAAAATCTTCATAACTATAATCATGCTCTTTTCCTGTATAAATTAATCCATTTTCAGGATTTCTTACAGAAACAAAATTGGTTGTATTTTGTGTAAATGATATCAAAGTTTGTCCTTCCGTCTTTTTTACAAAAAACAAATCAATTGGAGATAATACTTCATAAATAATCTTATTCAATTCGTGAGTAATATCATCCGTATCTTTAGATGAGTTGATACTAAAAGTATATACTCTTATTGCTCCCTTCAACATATTATAAAGAATAGCTATTTCACATGGTTTGTTAATAATAGGAGTTCCCGATAAGAATACAAGTTTTATCTTTTCCGCATTAATAATCCATTCATAAAATTGTCTTGAAGGACCACTATTATTTAATATCTTTCTTACAAAATTATGGACCTCATCAATTATGATAACTTCATTATGAAATGGAGAATCTATATTGTAGTTTTCTCTATTATATTTGAGACTTTCATCTAATTCTCGAACAATTTCTCCATTTCTAGTTTGTGATATTTTGACTTCCTCTTCATTCATGAAATCATATAATTCTTGAATATCTAAATCTGTACTTTCATTTAAATTGTCTTCTTCATATCCAGTTATCCTTGGTAATGGATTATAATGTACAAAATTATATTTGAGAAGTATAATCTCACTTGTTTGCTCTGATAAAACAGTTTTCTCATATTCATTAAGACTATCATATTTTCTCCCAGATTCATCGGGGATCCAAAATCCATATGCTTTTATCAAATCACTCTCTATTTTTTTGTATTCATCATTCAATTGTTTCATTAGATTTTCAGGTTTGACACCTACAAAATTACTCACAATATCTTTTTTAACAATAGCTTTACTTTTATTAAATACTCTCTTCACTATCTTAGGAGTAATTTTGTATTTCTTGAAAAGGTTTACACGAGTATCTTTATCTTTATCAATTTCTGTAAATGGAATTAATCTCCAAAGAGTATTTTTCATGTCTATTTCATTTTTACCCCATTTTTTAATCTCTTTGATAAACTCTCCCTCTAAAGATGCGGGAAGTAAAGTTCTTATCCTTAAGTCCTGTGAAAGATTTTCTGCTGTAGATATAGCACTTGCAGTTTTACCGGTTCCTAAACCATGATATACTAGTAATCCCCTATATGGTGTTTCTAATGATAAATAATTTTTTACAAGGACTTGATAAACATCTAAAAACTCTTCATCTTTAGTTTTTCTTAAGATTTCTTTGTAATATCCATCGTTGATGAACTGAACAAATGATTTCCTGTGAGAACTTATATATTTTACATTTGTATATTCTTCATTATCTTTATTTACCTTTTTA